AAGGTCATTATACTTATCCTATGGTGGCGCAATTTTCAACTGGAATATTGGCGCACTTTTCAATTAGTATCTACACCATATCACACAGCCGCAGGAACTCGGTATAGCTGTTCCGACACAGATGGGCAATATGAACGGCATTCACGATCGGCATACCATACACAGTCCTGTGGTAGTTGTCCGGTATCCTGATTACATTGAGCAGGTTCTGGAACGCCCTCATTACGGTGGTCTTGCCGTTGCCGCACAAGCCGCACAGCATCACTCCGCACCGTCTGCCGGAGGTAAGGCTCGCAGCAAGGCTCCTGACTTGTGAGTCTACTGCGTCAGGATAAAGAAATGTGCCTCCGAAACGGCTTACTTCGCCTGCGATGGCACATTTAAGCAGTTTCGCAGCCGTATCTTCATCGAAAGGCAGTCTAAAACGCTCCTTCGTAGTCCTCGGCTGACACAGCCGTGACATCAGAGTCTCTATAAGTTGGGGATTTCCGTTTTGTTCCATATCGGGTTGTATTCAGATGTTTGATAATCCAATGGTAAAAATGGCTTCGGCAATCGCTCTCGTCCCGCTGCGCGTTTCCGCCGATTCTTTGCTCGTCAAAGAAGTCACGGATATGCCCGTGTAGCCTGCCTCTGTCAATAATCCAGTTTTCTCTTTTCGTCAGCACTTCGATAATCTTGTCCTGCCAGGCCGTATCGGCAAGCAGGAGTGACTCAAGCTCATCCAGCGGTTTATGTCCGTCTTCCCGCGCATGTTGGGAGTTGATAATATCTTCATCTTTATCTTTTATATTAGAATGGGGCAACTGTACGGTCAACTCATGGGTCAACTGTCGGCTAACCTGATGCGGCAACTGCCGAAACGGCTGTATGGTCAAGGAATATAGCACAGGGGTGTGGGTTCCTGTACCGACCTGACAATCTATCAGCCCACGTTCTTTGAGATGCTGCCGTGCCTTGCTGATATTCTGTTTGGTGGTCGAGAGCCGCACGCAGAGGATGGCTGTATGGCAGGCAAACGGCATGTTCCATCGTAGGCGGTTTGCCTCATACAGAAGGTAATGATAAAGTGCTACCTCCGTAGGGTTGAAAGGGCTGCGCTCCGCTTCTGCCCAAAACCGGTTAATGTAGTCGTATATGCCTGCCATGACTTACCGCTTCGAACGGTTGATGATGTACTTCTGTGCCTGTTGGTCGAGTTCCGCCTGCGATGCCACGCGTACATTCTTCATCCATGCCTCCAGTTCGGCTTTGTCAAAGAAGCACAATTTGCCGTTGGGTTTGTAGTAAGGTATGACGCGTCGCATCATCAGCTTGTGAAGATAACTCACTTTGATTCCGAGAAATTTCGCGGCCTCGGCTGTCGAGATCAGTTGGTTCGTCTGTTCCATATTTCTGTCGTTTTTAATGTTATTTCTTAGGCTGTGAAAGCCGTCGTTCCGATAAGGAAGACGGTGCAAAGTAAGCCATCGGAAATCACACGACAAAGAATATTAACCGACTGTAAAACAGATGGAAAACTAAGTGGAAAACTTTTAAAAGCACGGCTGTAAAACAACAGCAAACAGACGAAAACAGGGAAAAGGTAATAGAATAAAAAAATCCTGCCAACCCTATGGGCGCAGGACAATGGCTGCTGATATAATATCAGACAAATGGCTCAATGCACATTCATTTTCGACATCAGATTGATGACCAGAACACCTGCAATGATCAGAGCCATTCCTATGATGGCAGGCAGATCCGGAATCTGCTTGAATGCCACCGCACCGATAATCGTTATCAACACAATGCCCATCGCAGCCCAGACAGCGTATGCGACTCCTATGGGGATTGTTCTCAACGACAGACTCAAGAAATAAAAAGCGATGGCGTATGAAAGTACGGTTATAACGGCTGGAACCGGTCTGGTGAACTGTTCGGAAAGTTTCAACGCGGTCGTACCTGATGCTTCGGCTACGATGGCCAATACCAAAAAGATAAGATTTTTCATTTCTGTTCAATTTTAATATACGGCAAAGTTAGGACTAAAGTACGCAGCGAGCTAAGAATAATCTTTCCATGAATGGTGTTTTTCGATACAGAATAGCTTTCAAGAAATAAAAATCAAGTAATTTTGAGGGATAAAACAGTAATAAGATGACAGTCATCAAATATGCACTCCGCAAGGAAGGATCTGCATTTGCTGCCGGTGAGACGGATTTTAGAGACAGTTGCGGCAGCCTTATCGACACGAACGGATGTATCGTCCTGTCCGTGGTTTCAGGATTTGCAACGGCTACCATCAATTGTGAGAGGCATGCCTTGCATAAGGGAGACTTCATCCTGCTTTTCTACGACAGCAACATTTCAGTGGACAGCATCTCCGCCGGATTTCGTGTCAGATATATTTCAGTAGCGTATCCTCTGGTGGAGGAAGCCATCTATAAGCCACTTTCATTGCGATTCTGGGATATGCTGTACGGCAACTCTGTGCTGCATCCGGATACGGAACAGTCTGTACTACTGTCGGGATGGTGGAACCAGATGGTATGGCTCGACAGTCTGAAAGACGGTAGCTACAAGGAGGAGATGATCAAGAACAATATCAGGAATCTGCTGATGGCGGTAGATACTGTGGTGTATGATGACAATGAGGGCACATTCAGCAGCAGGCGGAACCATTCCTGGGTGTTGATAATGGGCTTTTTCAAACTGTTGTCGACCCATTGCCATGAAGAGCGTGATGTCGGATTCTATGCAGACAAGTTGTCGATAACCACTACTTACCTCTACAAACTGTGCAGAAAATATATGCTTCTGTCACCGAAGGAACTGATAGACAGGCAGACGATTTCCGGAATCAAGAGTTATCTCGTCAATTCCGACATGCCCGTCAAGGCCATTGCCTCAAGCCTGAATTTTGAGGATGTATCCTACATGTGCCGCTATTTCCGGAGACTTACAGGAACCTCCCCCGCCGAGTATAGGCAGAACGCGAAAAATCAGCCCTGAACGCTTTTCACCCAACTGCGATATGCATCGGTGTTGCGGATATTATCGTCGGCTTCCGCCACTTTCTTAAAAATGGAAATTATAACATCCTCTTTGTCGGCTTTGGAACCCCTGCGGTTCTTTACATCCAACAACTGGCGCATATTGTTCAGATGCCAATAGTCGCCAAAAATCTTCCACTGGCGACTGATGTTGCATATTGCTGCTATGCTGTCCGCGATGAAAGCCATCTGTGTGGCATTGCATCCATCATGCGGCCGATATTCCGTATCAAGAAAGCCTTCATGACGCAAGGCTTCCATAAATATCATAGTTCTGTCTCCTTTCAGGGCATCCGGGAAATCCGGTGGAAAGGAAAACCGACATGCTGTCTCTGGTTCTGTGGCCGATTGAGACTTGCCAGAGGAACCGCTGCCGGACGGTGAAGAAGCCTTTTTAGATTTGCGCTCCGACAATTGCTCGATTTTCTTGCGATACTCCATATAGACAGCCATCGGAACAATGAAGATAACGAGCGAGATTACCACGAACATGACGACGGTAATAGTATCCGTCTCAAGCCGTGCGACCGCTACCCGTCCGGCAAGGACAGATATGAGTAGCCACACTGCTCCCGGCAGCAGGATGTTCGCATAGAAATCATCTGGCAATCTTCTCATACTCTATATTATTATATTCGTTCAGGTATTGGCAAACTCCATGTCGATAAGGCTGATGGCATCTTCCTTTTTCTTGTTGATGATTTTGGCGTATATCTGGGTGGTCTTCACATCCGAATGGCCAAGTAGCTTGCATACAGTATAAAGGTCGGCACCGAGTGTCAGCAACATTGTGGCAAAGGTGTGGCGGCTGACATGATAGGTTACATGCTTGGTTATGCCCGCCGCCTTGACCCACGGTTTGAGCTGCACATTGCAGGTGTCCTCACATGGCAATGTGGGAAATACAAGGTCTTCATCTCCGGCTCCGTTCCGTTCCGGCATCCATTTCCTTGCATTCATGGAAAGGGGAAGATAAAGAGGCTGACGGGTTTTCTGCATGATGATATTGATGCGCCACTGCTCAGCGGAACTATCCACATTTTTCCATTTCAGGACCAGTACATCGCTGATTCGCAAGCCGCAGTAGCAGGAGAACAGGAACGCTCCTTTGACATCCTCCCGTCTGCAAGGAGTGTCTATGAGAATCTTGACCTCGTCTATGGTCAGGAACTCCCGCTTGCTCTCCGGCATCTTGATTTTCTCGTCCGTATTAAGCCGGTTTACCGGATTTTCGGCAATGATTTCCTCTCGAACTGCCGCATTCAACGCTCCCCGGAAGCATCCGAAGTAGGAAACGCAAGTGAACTGCGACAGCTTCTTACCGCTCGGGCTTACATAGATGTTACGCAGGAAGTTTATAAGGGCAAGGCAGAAGTCGCGGTTTATGTCCCGCATGGTCGCCTTTGCATTGAAGGCACGCAGCACATTCATCGTGTTGGATATCAGTTTGCCACTTCCTCGCACTCCTTTTTTCTCCTGACTTTCCTTGTATGCCTGCATCCAGTCGAGAAGCAGCATCTTCGACCGCAGGGAGGTGTTCTTCAGCCCTGCCACTCCATTGGTTAGCTCGATGATGCGCTGCGACTTTATGGTGTTAACCGCAGCAAGCGTGGCCTTATTCTGCGCCTTGGCTGCAGCATTCGTCTCCGGGATGAGATACAGTTTCAGGAACTCATACTGCCTTTTTCCGTCACGGTAGATGTCGAGATAGACGGACTGGCTCCCGTCACTGAGTGTCTTATAACGGACTCTGACAGGTTCCTTGGGCTGTTTGGGTGTCTTTATTGCTTTTGCCATAGTGGTGTCATTTATAAAAGATTTGTTCTTAATCAAACACTTTGTCTATGAGATTGACTGCCTCGTCTTTCCTTCGGTTGATGATTTCAGCATAAATCTGCGTGTTCTTTATCTGGGAATGGCCTAAAAGTTTGGAAACGGTATAAAGGTCTGCACCGAGCGTGAGCAGCATCGTGGCGAAGGTGTGTCGGCTTTGATGGAAAGTGATAGGCTGTGCAAGGAAAAGCGGACAGGTGAAGATAAAACGTAAACCGTTTGAAATGAGCTTTGTTTCAGCATTCTGCCAAGTGGAGAAAATGCAAATAATAACGGAATATTGAGGTTGTTCAGTTACCAAACCGTTAGCCGGGCAGTTACCGAAACGGGAATAGGTAACGGCAGGCAATGAAAAGAAACCCTCACCGTTTTGTTTGCGCTCATACACAGTGTTTTGCATATCAAGGAACGCTTATACGGCAAGTAATTTTGCACTAAAAAATATAAGCGTATGAAAGTAGAAAAATTCAAGGTGTTGCTCTACCTCAAAAAGAGCGGACTGGACAAATCGGGTAAAGCCCCGATAATGGGAAGAATCACCGTGAACCGCACGATGGCACAGTTCGGATGCAAGCTGTCCTGCACGCCTGAATTGTGGAATCCACGTGAAAGCCGTCTGAACGGCAAGAGCAAGGAAGCTGTGGAAACCAATACCAGGATTGAAAAACTGCTGTTGGCGGTAAACGCCGCATTCGACAGCCTTGTGTCCCGTAAGGCTGGTTTTGACGCCATCGATGTGAAAGACCTTTTTCAAGGTAGCATGGAAACGCAGATGACCCTCATGAAAATGACAGATGCAATCTGTGACGACATTAAGGCACGTATAGGCATAGACCGTGCGAAAGGGACTTATCCCGGTTATCACTATATGCGGCTGACGCTCGGGGAGTTCATCGAAACCAAGTACAAGGTCAAGGATCTGGCTTTCGGACAATTGACGGAACAGTTCATCCACGACTATCAAGCCTTTGTCACGGAAGAGAAAGGCTATGCGATTGATACCGTACGCCACCACCTTGCCATCCTAAAGAAAATCTGTCGCATAGCCTACAAAAAAGGGTATTCCGAGAAATGCCATTTTCAACATTTCGCCCTGCCCCGGCAATCAGAAAGGACACCACGTGCATTGAGCCGCGAATCGTTCGAAAGAATCCGTGATGTGGAGATACCTTCGTACCGAAAGACGCACATATTGGCACGCGACCTTTTTCTGTTTGCCTGCTATACGGGTGTGTCATACGCTGATGTGGTTTCCATCACGGACGAGAACCTGTACACGGATGACAACGGATCATTATGGCTGAAATACCGCCGAAAGAAAAATGAACATCGGGCGAGCGTGAAACTGCTTCCCGAAGCGTTGGCACTACTTGAGAGATACAAGGACGAAACACGGGAAACGCTTTTCCCGATAATCCACCACCCGAACATGAAACGGCACATGAAAGCGTTAGCGGCACTGGCAGGCATCAAGGATAACTTGTGTTATCATCAGGCCCGCCATAGTTTTGCTTCGCTGATAACACTCGAAGCGGGTGTGCCGATAGAAACCATCAGCCGAATGTTGGGACATTCCGATATTTCCACCACTCAGGTCTATGCCCGTGTCAGCCCGAAGAAACTTTTCGAGGACATGGATAAGTTTATCAAAGCTACCGAAGATTTTCAATTAACACTTTAATACATAAAACGATATGCGAAGCACATTTTCATTGTTACCCTATATCAACCGCAGCAAGACAAAGGCTGATGGAACGACTGCCGTACTCTGCCGTATAACCATTGACGGAAAACAGACTGTCATCAGTACGGGAATTTATTGCCGACCGGAAGACTGGAACGGCAGGAAGAACGAGATAAAGTCCGCAAGGGAGAACAGCCGTTTACGGGAATACCTGCGGATAACAGAGGAAGCCTACAATGAGATATTGAAATCGCAAGGCGTGGTCAGTGCGGAGATACTGAAGAACCATATCGCCATGAACAATATTCATCCGGTTACCCTTCTGCAAATGGGGGAATGGGAAAGGGAGCGGTTAAGGAAACATTCAGTAGAAATAGATTCCATATCTTCCTACCGCCACTCCATGTACTATCAGAAGTACCTGACGGATTATCTCGCTTCTTTCGGGAAGAAAGACATCGCCTTTGAGGAAGTGACGGAAGATTTCGGCAAATCTTACAAGGCATATCTTAAGAAATGCAAGAATTTCGGGGCTTCCCAGACCAACAAATGCCTATGCTGGCTGAACCGTCTGCTTTATTTGGCTGTCGATAAAGAGATTATCCGTGTGAATCCCTGCGAGGATTTGGAATACGAACCAAAGCCGGAAGCAAGGCACAAGTACATCAGCCGTGAGGAGTTCAAGAGAATCCTTGCCACCCCGATGTATGATAAGCGTCAGGAGCTTGCAAGACGGGCATTCATCTTTTCCACACTGACGGGATTGGCGTATGTGGATATAAAGCTTCTGCACCCGCATCATATCGGACGCAATGCAGAAGGCAGACGTTACATCCGCATCAACCGCAAGAAAACAAATGTGGAGGCGTTCATCCCCCTGCATCCCATAGCGGAGCGGATATTGTCACTGTACAATACGACCGATGACGAACGGCCCGTATTTCCTCTTCCGAGCCGTGATGCCCTCTGGTTTGATATCCACGAGATGGGTGTTATCATAGGCAAAGAGGAAAATTTGAGCTATCATCAAAGTCGGCACAGCTTCGGAACATTCCTGATTTCGGCGGATATACCTATCGAGAGCATCGCTAAAATGATGGGGCATTCCAATATCCGGACGACACAGGGGTATGCACGGATAACCGATGATAAAATCTCCAGAGATATGGACAAGCTGATGGAGCGAAGAAAGGAAATATCAGCTGGCAAAAAGAAAGAGGACAGAGAATAAACACCAAATAATAAACGCATTATGAGCAGAGGAATAATAACAATCAGTGAAACGGGTGTAGTCATTATGCCGACAGCACCCATATGGATGACACAATTCGAGATAGCCGACCTGTTCGGGATGTTCTCATGCGATGTCCGCAAGGCGATTCATACCATTTACAAGAACAAGGAGCTGAGCGAGACTGATACGATGAAGTATATCAAGCAACCTGACGGCATCAGTTATAATGTCTATAACATTGAAGTGATTATAGCCGTTGCATTCAGGATATGCAGTAAAGGGAGTGTCTTGTTCAGACGGTTTATAATAAATGAAATTAGCACCATTAAGAAAGCTACACCGATTACACTGTTTGTTGCCAGCGTCAGAGGTAATAACCGATGGTATAGTTGAGTCTCATTCCGTCAGCCACTCGTTCCCGATGCACGGATGCAAAGGTAGCGTATGGCTTGATGGCAGCGGCAAGGTCGGGCGGCAGAGCCGTTTCAGGCAGAATCTTCCTCCTGCGGAGCGTATTCAGCCCGAAAACCTTGTCACTGCCTGCCATACGCTTGAAGAGCATCCGGCAACGGAAACAAGCGACTGGTGGGAAATCAGAAGATAGAGAGGAACGGCTTACAGACGAAGCAGGATATTGGTGCTTCATCTGTAAGCCATTCCTTTTTTCTTTATGTTAAAAGTCCATTGCTCCGCAACCATATGGCAGACGGCAAACCGCGCTCCTTCAAGAAAATCATGTGCCTGTCAGCCGATAGGCGGAACGGTAGCCGTCAGCAAGCATCCTTTCGATGTCGGATTCACGGTAGAGGATTTTGCCACCCAACTGGATATAGGCTATGCGCCCTTCGTTCCGGTAGTCCTGAAGTGTCCGGCGGCTCACTTTCAGCCGTGCCGACACCTCCTTGTCGGTGAAGAAACGCTCCCCGTTCAATGTCGGGCGATAGTTGGCGGTCAGATGCTCGAAGCTGTCCAAAAGACGGTCGAGACTGCCCATGAAGTGGATTATCCACTCGTTGTCCTTGTCAATCAGTTCATTCATGTTACTTTGGATTTAGTGGGTATTGTTAGTTTACTTCGTTCATTTCATCAAGTTTATATAGTTCTTCCTTTGAACTTTGCTTCTTTGCGCCTGTCCTCCACAACGGAAACAATGCGCTGTACATCATCGGGACAGTAGTAGGTCTTGTGGCTTATCTGCGAGTAAGCCAGCGTCCCGTTGTCCCGAAGCGTCTGCAATGTGCGTGGGCTGATGTTGAGCATCCGGCAAACGTCCTGATTGTCCATCCATTCGCACATCTTCTTCTCTCCGTGCCGCTGACAGATGGCATCCATGCGACTGACGAAACGGTCGAACTTGGCGACCATCGCCTCAAAGGTCTTTCTTTCAATTAATACGATTTCCATATACATACTTTTTATTGTTACTGTTTCTTTTGCCGCAAAGGAATACATAATCTGTTATCCGGCAATGGATTTCCAGAAAGTGGAAGCATGTGGCACAGGTTGGTAGAGGTTGGCACAGATTTGGTGTATATTCTTAATTCCGGAAATCAGGAATGTGGCAAGAGAGAAAACAAGGGCTTAATTCAAACCTGACTGTAATCGCACCTTTGTTCTTCCGATTATTCACGTCCGGCGAATCTGGGAAGTCCTCACCGGTGTCTCTGTCACCATAAAGCAAAGTCACACAAAATTGCCTGATCGGCTCCAAACGCTTGACTGATTGCACTAAAGCATCTTACTTTACTTGCGATAATCGGTCAAGGCACAAACCAAGACCACAGTAATAACTTAATCAACCTGTTTTATGACAATGAAAAGAGAACCAAGTATCAGTGAGCAGCAGGCCCGTGAAATCGTGGAAAGAATGGGACGCAGGGAATCCCGCAGTGAGAAGTCTATGGACGATTTCTACCGGAACATCGGTCTGGATCCGGAACAGTTGGCACAACCCGGCAAGACCGTCACGAAAAAAGCGGAAACTGTTACAGCGGATGAACCGTCAGGCGGAACGCCCGAAGAAGTGGCAGTCCCACAGAAGCGTGTCAGCAGCAAACAACGCAGGCTGTCGCTGGACGAGTACCGTACCGCTTACCTGCAAGTTCCCAAGATAACCGACCGCAAGCCCGTGTTCGTCAGCGGTGAGGTGCGTGACCGGCTGGACGGGATTGTCCGCCGTCTCGGCGGGCGTGGCATGAGCGCATCGGGACTTATCGAGAACCTCGCCCGCCTGCACCTTGAAACCTACCGGGAGGACATCGAGCTGTGGCGCAAACTCTGAGCGAATTACGGTAGAACCAATCAAGTCGGTGGATATACTCCATCGGCTTGACCGATATTCCAAATGAGTTATTATACTCACAAACCAATCCGACAGGCGGAGGATTATTGTGTCCTCAAAGACACAGCAAGGTATATTTTCAGTTACCCGAATGCTTCCGAGTAACTGAAAATCCCGGTACTGCCGTGGGCAGAATTATCCTCCGCAGTCGGATAATTTCGGGGTTCCTTAATCAAAGATTAAACAATGGACAAGCCATAAAATTAAAAGAATAAGAAGAATGAAAAAGAAGAGCAAATATGGGAGAAATCCCAAATTGAATCCGAAGACGCACTGTGTGATGGTGCGCTTCGATGATGTGGAATGGAACAGATTCCTGACGATGTACGAGGAATCGAACGTGTATG